CCGACATTGCGGAGGCGATGGCCGATAGAATGGCCTATGAAGCCGAGCACATGGGCATCCAGATGCCGGGCCGCGTTGCCCGATGCCTTGCCCGCGCCGCCATCCGCGCGTGCCACGACGCCGGGGGCCTGGTGCTGCGGGAGGTGCCGAAGGATGAGCCATTCGACAACGCCATGGGCGTCTATGCCAACGAGCGCCGGATTGGTCGTAACGACGCTCTCGCCGCAGTCCGCGCGCTGGCGGTGGAGGTGGGGGAATGAGCGCCGAATGCCGCCCGCCGGAGGTTGTTGACCGCATGGCCCGCGCCATCTGCCGGGAGCGGTGCGCCTACATGGGCGAGCCACCATGCTACGACAGCGCCTTCGCTGGCAACGTGCTGTGGCCCAACCCCGAGTGTGATGAGCCGGGCTGCATGGCGTTTGCCAAGGCCGCCGCAGCCGCCATCGCGGAGCCGCACCATGCCCAGTGAGCGCGCGACGTGCGAGGCTCGATGGAAACCGGGCGTTTGGGCAAAGGGGCGGTACTACGTCAAGCGCGGCACCTGTGAAGCCGCCGGCACTGCACAAGGTGGCGTGTACATCTTTGCGCGCCGAGAACATGCGCAGGCATACGCCGACCAACTGAACCGGAAACACCAGCCCCGCGAGGTGGCGGATGAGTGAGAGGCCGGCAGACGTGACATGGACCGCGCGCGAGGCTTTGGCGTGCGCGTTGTGCTGGGCAGAGTTTTATCACCCTGAAAAACGCACCGACAGCCCGGAAGCCTATTGGCTTTCAGTCACCGAGCGAACGCGGAACGATTGCCGGCGGATTGCAAATCAACGGCTCTTGTTGGCTGTGGCGCGCGGAGAGGCCGTGCCAGTGCTGCCGTCCAGCGCAATGACCGACGCACAAATTGCGGCAGTCGGTGAGGGCATGCAGATTAAGGCGCGGCACCGCATCTACCGCGCCGTGGATGCTGTGTATCGAGCGTTTGCGAAAGCGCCCCCCCATGCTTAACCCCCGCTGGCTCGACATGCACGCGGCGGCGGAATACATCGGCCTGGCACCTGACACGTTCCGCCGTCGCGTCAAGGCTGGCACGCTCCCGAAGCCGTCCGCAGCCCTAGGCCCGCGCCTGTTGCGCTGGGACCGCGCCGCGCTTGACGCCGCCATGACCCCTGCCGCACCGTCACGCCGACCGCTGACAGGAGCCGTCCATGCCGTCCAGATACAAGGCACGAAGGCCACGCAAGCCGCGCTTCGGGGCCGAGACGGTCGGGGCCCTCATCCTCGCATACAAGGCCAGTCCTGAATGGCACCGCCTGGCCGCCAGCACACAGGCGAATTACAAGGTCTACCTCAAGGTGCTTGAAGCCGACCCCGCCACGCTGGTTGCCGATATCACCCGCCGCGACGTGTTGGCCGTGCGCGATGCCGTGGCGCAGGCACGCGGCAACGGCGCCGCTACGGGCTTCCTCCGGGCCGCCTCCGCGCTGTTCTCCTGGGCCGTCGATAGGGAGTGGATTGACACCACGCCCGTGGTTCGCATCAAGGCCCTGCCGCGTGGCGCCTTCCCGGCTTGGAACGAACATCAGGTTGCCGCCGCCGTGTGCAAGCTGCGCGAACCCCTGCGCCGTGCCGTCGTGCTGGCAGCCCATACAGGCCAGCGCCGGGGCGACCTGTGCGCGCTGCGGTGGGACGCCTACGACGGGCACAAGCTGCGGTTCACCCAGCAGAAAACGGGGCAAGCCATGGTGCTGACCGTATCCCCTACCCTGCGCGCGGAACTCGACGCATGGCGCCGAGAGGCCACGACGCTGACCATCCTGCACGATGCACGCGGCCAGCCGTGGAAGGCGCCGCGCCTGACGGAGCAGCTACGCCGCGCGCTGGCCAAGATTGGCTTGGCAGGCTTGGGCATCCACGGCATCCGCAAGTATGTCGCCGCCAGCCTCGCCGCCGATGGCGCCACCACGCACGAGATTGCCGCCGTGACCGGCCACAAGACGCTGGGGATGGTGCAGCACTACACGGAGAGCGTGAACCGTGAGAAGCTGGCCGAGCGGGCCGTCAATCGCGGTTCGCAACGGTCGAAAATTACCCCGTAGGGTTTTGATTCCAATGCGTGCAATATACGTCATGAACATATCGCACACCTAAAGAATCAACACCTTGCAGGGTAGGCGCCGCTTAGTAACGGGCTAGACACTGTAAGGAGACGACACCGAATGACTACGAATGAAGGCCGATGCGAGCCGCATGAGATTCTGGCGCTGCTCCGCTACGAGCCAGAAACAGGGTGTTTCTTTTGGAAGTTTCGGGAGGGGGCAAGGGCTAGCGACAACACCCGTCGCGCGGGGAAGGCCGCAGGGTGGCGAGATGAGAAGGGGTATGTTCGCATAGAAATTTATAAGCGCACTTACAAAGCGCACCGCCTTGCATGGGCCTACATGACAGGATCGTGGCCTGATGGAGAAATTGACCACATCAACGGCATCCCCAACGACAACCGATGGGTCAATTTGCGCGCTGCTACAATTGGACAAAATCAACGCAATAGAGGGAAGCCGCGCTCTAATACTTCCGGATACAAGGGGGTTAGCTTTGACAAAAGCACGCAAAAATGGCGCGCTACAATAGGCGTTGATGGCCGTCATCATTATTTGGGCTTGTTCGCGACGGCAGAAGAAGCCGCGATAATGTATCAAACGGCAGCCGTGCAAATGCACGGTGAATTTTGCTACCGGGAGGTCGGGCGATGAGGCAGGAGGATGTGCCGGAAGTGTGGAGCAATCGCGCTTGGCTAGCCGCTAGCCGAAATGCTGAGAAGTTGGGTATTCGCATGCACGGCGGAGAGATGGGCAATCTGATTGATGCCGCCCTCGCCGCCGTGGCCCCGCTGATTGCCAAGGCGGAAAGGGAGCGGTGTGCGGAACTTGCCGACGTTGGTAACAGCATGGCGCAATCACCGGGTGCTAAACGCACTGCATCGTCCATCGCCGCCGCCATCCGCGCCCTCGGGGATGCCGATGGATGACCCCCCGCCCTACGCCGCCGGATACCGCCGCCGATCCAGCTCAAAATGCGGTCCGTCGCGAAATTTCGGCCAGTCGCCGCCCCAGACGATGGCAACCTCTTCCTCCACCGCCGCGCGCTTCACCGCCAGCGCCAGGCGGTCGTAAAGCGGCCAGTCCCACCGCACGACGCCATCCACCAGCGCCGCCACGTCCACCGCATGACCCGTCAGGTGGCGGCTGTGCATCGTCTGCGAGGCCCCGGCGGCGACGAGCTGCTTCTGGCGTTCTGGAGTGCGTAGGCCCTCCGTCACGATAAAATCCGCCGACGCGCGCGCTCGCGAGATCACGCGCACGAGATCGGGATGGACACCCGAAAGGCGTTGCATGTCACGGGCGGTCAGCATTGCGGCGCCCCCACAGATACCACCCCGCCGACGCCGCCGAAGTCGCCGCACCCGCCACCAGATCCCATCCCGGCCCATCCACCACGCCGCGCGCGATCAGCACGCCGCCGATAAGCTGAAGCGCGTGCCGCAGCAGCCCGATTGCCACATCCTGCATGTGTCTCTCCTATTGCCGGCGCGCGATCTGCGCCTCGATGCGTTGAAGGATCGCCGTCTGCCCGGCCATGCGCTCGTCTAGCCGCACCAGCGCCTCGGCCATCTTCCGCGACTCGTCCGCCTGGGATTTGCCGGCCGCCTCGACGCGCTCGATCCGCCGGTCGTGATCGTCCACTCGCGCGCTCAGCGTCGCGGCCCACCACACCATGGCGCCCGTCTGGACGCTGAGCGACAGGATCAGCGCCAGCGGCACCCGCTTGTCCAGGTGCCACGGCTCGCCGGCGCCGCTCATGCCAGCACCGCAGACGGCAGGACCGAGAACCCAATTTCAACCGCGCTGGCCGTGGGCGTGGCGCAGGTGGCCCGCACGGCCCAGTCGCCGGATGTGGGCAGCGGCAGATCCGTGTAGAACACGCCGGTGCCGTCCGCGACGATCGAGCCGGCCGCTATACTTGTCGGCGTGGTGGCGCCTGGCGCGCGGTAGGTCATGGCCACGCCTGTCACGGCCGTTGGCTGGCCATCTTCGCCGGCAAAGGTGACGCGCACGCGCACCGTCTCGCCGGGCCAGAAATATGACGTGCTCATACCGCTCTACCCTCCACCGTGACGGCCAGAGTGATCGGCCGGGAGATTGCTGCCGTGGCTGTGAGTGGCCGGCCGACTGTCGCGGAGGCGATCACTGCGTTCCGGCGCACATTTGCGGCGCAGACGATCGCGCCGGCGCCGGCCAGGACCGCCGAGACGCCGGCCGTGCGCGTGGCGGTTGCAAAGATCGCGCCACTGGCCGCAAGCAACGCCGCAGCACCAGCAGCGCGCGCCACGGCGGCGGAAAGCGCGCCATCCGCCGACAAAGCCGCCGACGTGCCGCGCAGTCGCCCCGCTGCCGCCGTGGATACGCCTGCCGCTGTGAATGTGGCGCCAGCCTCCAGCGTCTTGCCGCCGACAGCCTGGAGAGTGCCGGTTGCGTTGAGCGCCGCGGCTGCCGTGAGATCGGCCGCGGCTGTCGCTGCCAGCGTGGCGGCTGCTGCCAGTGGTGCGGCTGCCCCGCGCGCGGCCGTAGCTGTGGCCGCCAGCGTCGCCGCAGAGGAAAGCGAGGCCGATGTGCCGCGCGTGCGATCGGCCGCCGCAGCAAGCGCGCCGGCAGTGTCCAGGCTGGCCAAGCCGGCGGCCGTCAGGCCAGCGGACGCGGTGGCGTTGCTGGCGGCTGTCAGAACTGCCGCGCCGGTGCGCGCTGCACCAGCAGACGCCGCCAGCGTGCCGGATGCTTCAAGGAAGGCGCCAACGTCGCCGGCAATCGCCGCGGCGGTGAGCGTGCCGGAGGCCGAGAGCGCGGCGCTTGTGGCCCTGGAGGACGTGGCCGCGCCGGTCAGGTTGCCGGCCGCGTCCAGTGTGGCGCCTGCGGCGCGGGAGCGATCCGCAGCGCCGGATAGCGTGCCGGACGCGCTGAGAGTGGCCGATGTGTCGCGGCTGGCCGAGGCGGCGGCAGTGAGCGCGCCAGCCGAGGCTAGTGCGGCGGCTGTGTCCCGACTGGCGCCGGCAGCACCGGCCAGCGTGCCGGAGCCATCCAGTGCCGCCGCAGCGGCCCGCGTGCGATCGCCAGCCGCCGCCAGCGTGCCCAAACTGGCAAGCGCGGCCGTGGCCGATGCGGTTGCTTGCGCTGTGCCGGCGAGCGTGCCGGCGCTGTCCAGCGCGGCGGCAGCGGCCCGGCTGCGATCTGCGGCGGCAGTGAGCGCGCCCACGGCCGGCAGGCTGGCAGATGCTTCAAGGCTTGCGACGGCTGCGGTTGTCTGCGTCCCTGTGGCGTCCAGCGCCGCCGTGCCAGGCCGCAAAATGCCAGCCGACGCGGCCAGCGCGCCAGAAGCGTCCAGCGTGGCGCTTGTCGCCCGGCTGGCACCCGCCGCCAGCGCCAGCGCACCCGCACCGGACAGCGCCGCCGACGCGGCAACCGCGCCGTCGAAGGCTTCGGTGATACGCAGGTCGCTGGCCGTCTCCGTGACGCGGTAGTCGCCGGCCTCTGTTATGCGGACGCCATCGAACGCCACGGCCGGGCCTCCTGGTTACAGGGTTGCCGCGAGGCGGAACAAGTCGTCTACGTCTGCCGCCGTCGCGCCAATGGCCTCGGCCGCGGCACCGATCAGCGCGTTGGTGCGGTCGATCTGCACGGCATATTCCCAGGCCATGCGCGTCTCAAGATCGGCCTGTTCAACAAAAGCCGTCACGTCGTCCAGCAGGCCCTGTGCCAGCAGCGCGCGGCGGATCTGCAGCGGCGTCACCGACATACCGCGGCGCCAGTCGTCCAGTGCCGCCGCGATCTCCTCCGGCGTGCGATCGCGGCCCGTCTGCGTTTCGACCACCTCAGTGGGAAACACTTCGACCGTCGAGCCCGTCAGCACCTCGGCCTGAATTTCCACAAACCGCCACGGCAGCCAGCCGATTGCCTGGAGCTGTTCCGCGTCCAGCAGATCCAGCCCGCTGACGTTGGCCCAGTTCTTTGGCAGCGGCATCGGGCCTTCCACGACAGCGCCGTTCTCAACGTAGGCATACCGGCTCATGTTGCCTCCTTCAACGCCACGCGCTCGCGCAACGCTTCACTCACCGCCGCCAATGGCGCGGTCCAATCGCCGTAGGTTGCCTGTCGGAACAACCGCACCGAGCGATACCAAGCAGATCGATCACCAGGGACAGCCCAGACGTAGTAGGGCAGCACCGGCACGATCACCCACGTCTCGACGCCCAGCGCCGCGGCCAGGTGCGCCACGCTGGTGCAGGACGTGATGACGAGATCGAGGCCGGCGATCACGCTGGCCGTGTCTTCCCAGGTCTTGATCTGGTCCCGCAGATCCGCAAACGGCAGGCCATCCACGAGGTTGTCGTCGCGCTGCAGGCTGTAGAGCGTGACGCCCGGCAGCGCGTGCAACTCGAACAGCGGCGCCGGATCGAAGACGCGGTGTTGCTGATGCTCAAACTCAGGCGAGCCAGCCCAGCGAAGGCCGATGCGCAACGTGCCGGGTTTGGCGTAAAGTTGACGCGGTTCTGCGGACAGATAAGGTGCGCCTGAAATGGTATCTTGGTCATAGCCAAGAATGTGGGCCGCACTCATAGCAGGCACCCAATAGTCGTAGTGCAATCCGCTGACAACTTCGTTGTCTGCACATACAAAACCGTGACGTGCAAAGAAAGGCTTGAGGCTAGGGGCGCAAGAGATTAGAACACGCGCTCCCTTATCTTGAAAATCTTTGGCGAAACGGAAGTTCAGAATTTGATCGCCGTAGCCACCTTCGCAACGAAACAGGAGTGTCTTGCCTTCAAGCGGCTCATCTTTCCAGATTGGGCCGGGGATGCGTGGTAGGCCGAAGCAGTTGATGAAGCGGCCGGCGTCCATGTGGCGGAGGCCAGAGTTAAGCCTGCCGTGGCGCATCTCGTGCCAACCAAGGTTAAAAAGGACGCGCGCATCGTCTTGTGGTTGTTCGCGGAGAATGGCTTCGCTGATGTCGGAGTGGCCGTTAATCGCCGCTGTTAAGGCGATGTCGAGGGGATGAGTTATTGGAATGCGCCGGAGGTTGAAGATGCCGTCCCGATAGATACACCGCTGTCCCAATTCGTCAAAGTGCCGATCTGCACGGGGCTGCTTTTGCTGACCGTTGTGCCGTCTCCAAGTCGCCCGTTAGTTCCAGACCCCCATGCCCACAGCGTGCCGTTCGTCTTGACCGCAAGGCTGTGGGCGATGCCTGCACTTACGGACGCCCAATCCGTCAATGTCCCGATCTGAACGGGGCTGCTTTTATTCTCGGTTGCGCTATCGCCAAGTTCACCATTAGTTCCAGACCCCCACGCCCACAGCGTGCCGTTCGTCTTGACCGCAAGGCTGTGGCCACCCCCGGCACTTACGGACGCCCAATCCGTCAATGTCCCGATCTGAACGGGGCTGCTTTTACTCACGGTTGTGCCGTCGCCAAGTCGTCCGGAGTTATTAAACCCCCACGCCCACAACGTGCCATTCGTCTTGACCGCAAGACTATGGTTGCCGCCCGCGCTTACCGACGCCCAATTCGTCAAAGTGCCGATCTGCACAGGACTGCTTTTGCCAATTATTGTCCCGTCTCCAAGTCGCCCGTTTGACCCGTTTCCCCACGCCCATAAGGTGTTATTTGTCTTCACTGCAAGGTTGTGGGTGGCCCCGGCACTTACCGATGCCCAATCCGTTAACGTGCCGATCTGCACAGGGCTGCTTTTGCTGGAGGTTGTCCCGTCTCCAAGCACACCTTCAGCCCCAGAACCCCACGCCCACAACGTGCCATTATTCTTGAGTGAGAGGCTGTGCGATGATCCGGCACTTACCGACGCCCAATCCGTCAAAGTGCCGATTTGCACAGGACTGCTTTTGCTGACTACGGTCCCGTCTCCCAACCTACCATTAGCCCCAGAACCCCACGCCCACAACGTGCCGTCTGTTTTGACTGCAAGGCTGTGTGTAGGCCCTGCGCTTGCTGAAGTCCAATCCACCAAAGTACCGATTTGCACAGGGCTACTTTTGTCGAGGACGGTATTATCCCCCAACTGCCCGCTATCATTAACGCCCCACCTATAGAGTGAAAAACCAGCGGAGATCGGGGCGCTGCTTAACCCCGCAAACCTCACCAGCAAACTCATCGCACGATCTTCCCGTAAACCGTCGTGCCCCCATCACGAGTCCACAGAAAAACCCAATCCGTGCCAGTGGCCTGCAACGTCACGCCGTTGCTCGCAAACGTCGTCGTCGTCGTGCCGTCGCTCTTGATCCAGTTTACCGTAGGCCAAGTAATCGTGGCGCTGCCTAGGTTGATACCTTCAATGAGCAATTCACCCAGCACGCCAGATGCGGGCCAGTTCGTCACGGTCAGCGACACCGAACCGGTCGGCGCCCAACGCTGGTGAGAGCCGTTGGTGTAGTCCAGCGCCGAGGTGGTGCCGCTATTGTAGTATTGAACGGACTGGCCCTTGAGCGTCTTGCTGATGAGCGTCTCAGCGCCGGCCAGCGTGGCCAAGGTGCCCGTCGTCGGCAGCGTCACGGTCGTGGCTGCCGTGAGCGTCAGCGTCAGCGCATAGGCGCCAGAGGTCGCGAAATTGCCGCCTAGCGTGATCGTCTTGCCGGAGTTGTTGACCCCGGTGCCGCCATACTGGCCGGCCACCACCGAACCTTGCCACGTCCCGGTGCCGATCGTGCCCAGTGTGGTGATCGACGTCGCACCGGCGTAGGAGCCCAGCACGAAGGACTGCACCTGCGTGCCGGTGGCCTTGCGCGAGGTAAGCGTGCCGCTGCCTTGCGAAACCTCGAACAGATCGGCCGCCGCCACGGAGGACGCGGCTGGAAGATCCGATATCTTGATGTTCGCCATGGCAGCGGCCCCCTAGGCTCAGGCCAGCGAGACGGTGAGCGCGCTGGCGGCGATCGTCAGCGAGTCACCCACGGCGATTGCCTTGGCGTCCGTGAGCGCGCCGGCCCAGAGGCAGTTGCCGCCGGTGGCCGCGTCGAAGATCGCCACGCTTGCCATCGTGCCCCAGTTGCTCGTGGTGTTCGGACCGAAGGTGATGGCGCCGCTGTTCGTCGCCGTGTCGTTCGTCACGGTGAAGGCCACCGACTGGCGCGCATAGCCGTTGCCGCTGGGCTCGCCAGTGAGGGTGATGTCGGTGTTGCCAGTGCCGACGCCAAGAAACCAGGCTGTGGGTCGGGTGATGGCGGTGGTGGTAAGCTGCCAGACGAGCAGCTGGTTCTCGCCGTAGTCGGTGAGGTTGTTGGCCATGTGGGCCTCCGTCCAAGGGATGCGGCGTCGTCACGACGCTGCGGAGCCGGCCACCCGCCGGCAGGGGAGTCAGTAGCCGACGGCGAGCCAGTTGAACGCGACGTTTGTCGTGGAACTGCCCCACACCCCGAAGCCAGCGGCGGTTGTCGCGCCCAGGATCAGAGCGTCCTGCGTCGAGGGATTGCCACCAGCCGAGATCGTGAGCTGCACGTTCAGCGTGGCGACCGGGAACGCGGCCGCGTACGTCACCGAGCCGGATCCACTCGTGACGGTGCCGGTGCCCCATTTCATCTTGAAGGCGCTGGGGAATTCCATCGCGCCGGTGGTTCCCCAGGTGGGAGAGAATTGGTTGGTGATCACGGCCTGATTGAGACCGGTGCCAGGCGAGGTAATGACGTTCCCTGAGACGGTCATGTTGCCGGTCACCAGGCCGTTGCCTGTGATATTGGCGCCGCCTCCGGCGACCGTCAGACCGCTGTTGACGGTCATGGTGCCGGTGACGGTGGCATTGCCCGCCACTGTGGCGCCGCCGCCGGTAATATTCAGGCCGCCGGTGAGCGTCAGGCGGCCGTCTGTCTCGAGCACCGGCAGGCGGGCGGCGGAGGGGGCCAGGAAGAGGAAGTTCGGCCCTGCGCCCCAAGTCACGGCCGTAGTGCCGCCGGTATTCGTACGGTGGATGGTAGCGCGGGTGATCTGCGACGTGGCAGCTGTGAACACGCCTTCGCCGACCTCAAACAGCGTCGGTGCAGTTTGGCTGTTCACGGCGACGTAGGCCACACGCGCGCCATTGGGCACGCCAGCCGCGCCGGGCGCCAGGTAGCCCGCCACGGCCGACGTGAAGATATAAGGATCTGTCGATGCGGTGCTGCCAAATGTGACCAGCACCCGATCGGCGACGACGTTCGGTGTCCCCATTCAAGCGTCCTCTTCAATTTGGAGGTCAGACGTCCAGACCTGCGGATAGGGCCGCGCCACGGTGGTAGGCTCGGTGAAAGCTCCGAAAATCCCCTGGCCGAGCGCGGCATCCGAGCGCGCGGCGAAGACTTGTCCGGTGGTGCCCACCGCCATCGCCATCGCTTCCATCTGGGCTGCCTCAGCGCTGGTGAGTGCTGGCAGGGTGAAGCGCTCGATGCGATAGGGCCGGCCGAGCGTGGCATAGCGCGTGCCGGTCATGCCGGTGCGCGACACGGTGCCGGGATCACGACCGGCGCGGGCTGCGCCGAAGGCATAGCCACGCGCGGTGATCAGCGCCGCCCCCACCCAGACGCGCCCGAGTTGCAGGTAGCTATCGCCGGCGGACATGCCAAAGGTCAGGCGCCAGTAGCGCGCGGAGACGCCCGCCGTGCTGCGCCAGCCCCAGACGCCCCAGGGCGACATGGTGAAGGTGGCGGCGCCGGTATCCAGCGCCGTCGTGCCGCCCGACGCAGAACCGGCCGTGAGCCGGATCGTGGCGGCGGACGTGGGCAGCACGCCATCCCGTGGCGCTCCGATTGCCACCAGGTTCACCGTCTTGGCACTGCCCAGGTCGACCTCCACCCAGACCGCCGCCGCACCCAGGCTGCCGCTTCTCCACACGTCGTTCATCTGCGGCGTGAGCAGGCCGGCTGGCCCGAGGTCGGAGGCTTGGCTGGAGACCGTCACCGTGCCGGCGTCGGCGAGGTTCGCCCATGACAGAAGCGCGCCCATCAGCCCCACAGCTCCAGTTCTGCGTTGTCGCCGCGCGCGCTGATCGAGCGCACCAGGAGTGTACGGCCGGAGGTGAGCGCGGAGGCGTATTTCCAGGTGAGGCGCACAGGGGTGCCCAGGCCGAACTGCCACCACGGCAGGCCACCAGCGTTCGGACCGAGGCGCACCAGCCAGGAGCGACGCGGCACCTTGAACAAGGACAGCAGGTCAGCCGCCACCGCGGTCGCCTCGCCGGCACTGTCCAGCACGCCCGGCACGTCCTCGCCGTCCACCGCCAGCGGATAGGCGGACTGCACCGCGGTGTCGCTGTCGACGGCGGTGCGCTGGAGGCGGCTGTAGTAATCGCGATCCGCCGCCGACACGGACGTCACCAGGTCGGCGCCGGACTGCACCAGGTCGAGGCGCTGGTAGCCGACACGGGCCCGCCACCACGGCGGCAGCGCACCGGCAACTTCCTCAGGCGGGGCGGCCAGCATGGACTCGCGGATGGAGATGCCGGTGCCCAGGGTCTCCGGCGCGGTGACGGCGCCACCGATCCAGTTGCCATTCGTGTCGGTACCCCACCAAGCCGTGCCGAGGCCTGCTGCAAGCCTGTCCAGCGCTTCTGCGGCCGTGCCGCCGCGCACCACGATGCCAGCCTCCGCGGCGCGCCATGCCGCGAAGGCCGTCGAGCTCACGGTGGTGCCGGTGGAGACGCTGAGGATCTGTGCCGCGAGCGCGCCGGCCGTCGCCGGATAGCCGCCGAAGGCCGTCGAGCCGCGCGCGTCCGCGGTGAGGCGCACGGGCACCGCGCCGACGCGGAAGTGACCGGTGGCAAGACATGTCTGGAACGTTCCCGCGGCTACCGTCGCGGACTGGAGCGCGGCATAGCTGGCCACGTCGCCGCCCGGCACCAGCGCCACACCGGCATCGCGCACGGCCAACACCTGCGACATGGCGCCGTCGTGGAGCTGGTAGATCAGCTTCCCGGCCTCCACCTGCACCGGCACGATGTTGCGCACCAGGCCGAACAGGCGCGGGATGTTGGCGCCAGCCAGCGCGGCATCACCGTTGATACCGCCGGCGCCGGTGTAGGTGCCGCAGGCGGAATCGTTGAGGTTCTTCGCACCGGACTGGAGCGGCATGCGCAGTGTGGACGTGCCGCCGAAGGCTGCCGCTGTCTTGAGCGTGGCCACGCGCTCGAAGGTGGAGCGCGGTGCGTGTACGGGGCGGCGGTGCGGCGCGCGGTAGATCGTTACGGCACGTCCCGCCACAGTCCAGTCGCCAGTGAGGCTGTTCACGCCACCATCGCCGTTGGCGATCCGCAGTTCACCGGCGCTGATCGAGGTGCGACGCTCCTGAGAGGGATAGACCGGGATCGACAGCTCAAGGGCTGGTGGCTCCAGCAGGCGGGGCGGGTATTTGCTGATGGGGGCGGTGTCTGAGGGCTCCTTCAGCCAACCGCGGTCGGAGACGGCCACGGTGGCGCTGTCGGTGACGATCTCCACCAGCCACACGGACGGCTCGGTGCGCGCCGTCTCGGCCGTGGCGCTGGTGGCGGGACCGGTGGCGGTGATGCCGAAGGCGAAGGCCGCAATTGGCGCGGCGGCGACGGGGCCGAACATCATGCCGCACGCAGCCGCGCCGTGCGCAGCTCCTCACGCAGCTCGGCCACCTGCATCTTGAGCGCCGCCAATTCGTCAATCAGCGGCACCATGTCGATCGGCTGCTGGCTCGTCGGCAGGCCGCGCACCGCCGGCAGGTTCTCGAGGCTGGACACCACCATGGAGCGCAGCGCGGCGAACTGCGGGCCGGAGGCGTAGGCAGCGCGGCCGGCGCCAAGCAGCGTGTCTGCGCTGCCCGTGATCCGTGCCAGGGCCGCCGCGTCGCCCGACTGCGCGGCCGCCAGATCGGCACCGAATATGCCCTGCGCCGCGGCAAAACGATCCACCGGCGAGGCGCTGGGATCGTTCGTGCTCAAACGATCGAGGTAGGCGCGGATCGCTTGGCCTTCGTTGTTCTGCTGCGCCTTCACGACGTCCAGGGCCTTCTGGCGCGCGTCAGCAAGCCCTTCCTCGCTCAAGCCGTATTCCTTGGCCTTGGCGCTGAGGTCGTCAAACTGCTTGCCGATCTCCTCCAACTGCCGCGCCAGCTTCTGCGCCGGCGTCTCGGTGAGGTTGCGGATGGTGTCGCGGACGGCGGTGAAGCCTTCCACGAACTGCTGCAGGCCACCGAGATCGGAGAATGTCCGGCCTGTCAGCGCCCCCGCCAGCTGGTTGTCGTTGGCGGCGCCGAAGCGCAGGCGGGTGAATGCTTCGTTCAGGTTGCCGGCGTCCGCCCAGGAGTAATCCGCGCCGTTCTTGTTGCCGCCCACCACAGAGACGCCGCCCACCGTCAGGCCGCGCGCGGCGAGGTAGGCATTGGTGGCCGCGACAAGCTGATCCGCCGCGGCAAACATCTGCGCGCCGCTTTCGTTGTAATACTGGCGGCTGATCGGGAGGAGGCTGCTGGCCATCTCGTTCGTAGGCGTGGCGTCTGGCCCCCAGCCGGCGGACTGGAGGCGGAAGCCGTAGCCGCGGACGGACTCGCCGGGGCCGATGAGGCCGCCGCCGAGCCCGCCCAGCGTGCCGCCGATAAGACCACCGAGCGGGCCGCCGATCAGGAAGCCAGCAAGGCCGCCAAGGCCGGAGCCGATCATGCCGTTGGTGGACTGTGCCGAACTGCGGCCGAGGGCGGAGTTGAGCAGGCTGGAGATGGCTAGGCCGCCGCCGATGCTGCCGAAAGCGCCGCCGAGCGTCAGTTGCGAGCCGCCCATCAGCGACGTGCCGTAAGTGCCAAGCAGCCCGGGCGTGCCAGCGGTGCCTGCGATGGTGATACCGCCCAAATCCGCAAACGAACCGCCGACAGTGCCGGCGGTGCCAAAAATTGAGCTTCCAATCCCGGAGCCGCTGATGCCAAGCGAGCCGAGCAACCCGTCCTTCGGCAGCAGCGACGACAGGCCGAGCAAGTCGCCCATGCCGATCCCGGTGCTGCTGCCACCGAACGCCGCGCTCAGCGTCGGCCGCGGCCCGCCAGAGCCCACGAACAGGCTGTTGAGGATCGGGTTCACGATCGCCAGCTTGGCGAAGTCCGTCACCACAGACGCCGCGATGCCGCGCGCCACGTTGCCGAAGTTCACCGCCGCGCCCTGGCCCGACACGAAGGCGTCCACCATCGCATCGCCCAACCGCTCGAAAGCGCGCTCGCCGATGGACACCACGGCATCGAAGCTGCGCTCGTGGTATTTCCTGATCGCCTCGGCTGCCTGCTCCTGCGCCTTCGCCGCTTCCTTGGCGATGCGCTCCTGATCCTTCAGGTATTCCTTGACGTGCGCATCGGCGTCGGCGGCTTCCTTGCCCACCTGCTTGTGGGCGTCGGCAAGCTTCTTCAGACCATCGGCCAAGTCATCGTTGGCCAGCTTGCGCTGTGCCGCTGCCTGCGCGCTGGTGATGGCGCCGGTGGCTTCCGCGCGCTCGATGATCTTCAGCCGATCCGCGTTCTCCTTGCGGAGCTTAAATTCCTTGTCCAGATCAGTGCGCAGCTTGTCGAAGTCTGTTTGTGCGCGCTGGCGTGCCGCCTCGGCGGACTGCCGCGCAGCGTCCGCAGCCTCCGCGCGCTCCATCTCGCGCGCCTCGCGGCGGATCTCGGCCTGCCGCGCAAGCGCCGCTTGAAGATCGGCGTCGGCAATTTCCATCGCCTGCTGCAAGCCCGGCGACACGTCACCGTATGCGCTGGCGGCACGCTCAGCGGCCACTTGCCGCGCAACATTGGCCCTCTGGCGTTCAGCCGCCGCGACAGCCTGATCCGCCGCCTCACGCTCGCTGGGCGCGATCACACGGCCCGCCGCACTCAGCGCCGCCGCGCCCTGCTGCATGAACCGCGCGAACGTCTGCGACAGGCCAGTGATCCGGTCCAGCCGCTCGCCAAAGTCCTGCGTCGCCGCCAGCAGTATGTCCTTGGCGCGGGACATCGTGACCGGCATCTTCTCAAACTCGGCGCCGATCTTCTCAGTCGCGCGGAGCAGCGCCGGGAACACCGTGTCCGCGGTGAGCTTGCCCTCGCTGCCCATTTGCCGAAGCTGGCCGATCGACACACCGAGTTCCTGCGCCAGTTTCTGCGCAAGCTGCGGCATGTTCTCCAGCAAAGAGCGCAGCTCGTCGCCTTGGAGCGTGCCGGAAGCCAGCGCCTGGCCAAGCTGTTGCACCGACGCCGCCGCCTCGGCCGCGCTGGTGCCCGCCACGATGCCGGCCTTCTGGATGCCGGACACCAGTTGCAGCACCTGAGCGTTGGTGCCGCCGATTTCCTTTGCCGCAACGGCAAAACGGGAGAACGCGCCGGCACTCTCCGCCACCGCCACGCCGGTTTGCTGCGACAGCTTGAAAAGCTGCTCGTAGACCTGCGTCGCCTGCGCCACGCCGCCGGTGGAGGAGGCAAGCCGCGCCATTGTGGCGGTGGCCTCGTCGCCGGCCTTGGCGATCGCGACGGCGCTGGTAGCCGCAGCCGCGCCGAGCGCCACGATGGCCGTGGTGAGGCCGCCAGCCACGGCAGACACGCCGGTGAACACGGAGCCGACGCTGCCGAGCGAGCCGCCCATGCCGATGAAAGCGCGCTGCACCACGTCCACCGACGTGCCGAGCTTCTGAAACTCCGGCTGCGCGTTCCGGCTGGCGGCCTGGATCGTCTGAAATGCGCGCTCGCCGGCCGGGCCAAGCGCCTCGAGCTGGCGCTTTACCTGCTCCGCACCCTCGGCCGAGATGCGGATGCCAACGGTGGGACGGCTACCGCTCATCGTGCCACCCTCGCCAGTTCAGACTGTGCCGCCGACGCGAACCGGCCCGGCGCGCGTGCTTCCACCTGCGCCACGTTCAGCCGCTTGCGGAGCGACACCTGGCGCATGAGGAAGAACATCGGGACGAACCTCCGCTCGGCAGCAAACTGGCGGCGCATGGCTTCGGCGCCCTTGCGGTTGCCCGTGAGCACCCGCGCATAGCGGCCCGCGAATAGCTGGATGCGGCCGCGCTTCGTCGTCTCGGTGCGCAGCGGCAGACACCACAGCTTGACGGCGGGATTGTCAGTCGGCCGGACAAAGCCGCCGGCGCGGAACATCTCTTGCGGCGTCACGCGCACGGGAAACTGGCCGTCATTGCTGCGGCGATTGCCCACGCGGTTCACCGGCGTCGGAATGGCGAGGTAGCGCCGGCCCTTGGCCTGGATCACCGCGCCCGTCTCAAAAATCCGCACCACGTCGGCCATCCGGCTCGTCACCAACGCCGCCGGCCGCAGCGACGTGGCGCCAACGCCCGGCCGCGGGTAGACGTTCAGCCGCCAGCTATTCGCCAGCGCACGGCCGCCGTCGCGGAAGCCGGCACCGCGCGCCTGTGCGCGCAAGTCGTCCTGTGTCTGCTTGCCGGCCGTCGCCACTGCGCGCCGCAGCGCACCGGCCACCTGCCGCACCTGCTGATCCATGGCGGCGCGAAGGTTGCCGGTGACGCTTGCGTGTAGGAGGCTCATCCGCGCCCTCGCAATTTGCGATCAGCCTCGCGCATGTCGGCGTCGATGGACGTGAGCGTGGCGAACGCATCGACAACCCACGCCGCTTGATCCGCCACGCCGCCAACGTCCGGCCAGTGAGCGGTGCCGGCCTCACCGCGACAGGCCGCCCAAAGCCGCACGAACTCATGCCATTCCGGCCCGATCGTGAGCCGTGGGTTGTCGCCCGGCCAAGGCTCGCCAGCCACCAGCCAGTCAGAGCCATCAACGGGCCTCAGCCCTCCGGCGTAGGCGTCGGGCTCTCGTGCGACGGCGAGAGCGCCGCGGAGTTTCCCTCCGCACTCCGGCCAAGCATGGCCAGCACGTAGGCACGCCAGCCGACAATGCCGATCTCCACCGCCGGCAGTTCTTCCAGCAGATCGTCAGGCACCACGCCGTCCACCCGCGCGAACACCGGCAGGCCAGGGCCGCGCCAGTCGCGCAGGCCGTAGCGCGCCGCGACGTAAGGCACCGCGTCGTTGTGGCGCATCTGCGCGTCGATCAGCGCGGCATAGGCCGGCACGTCCGCCACAGCCTGCTCCACCACCGCCAGCCGCGCCTGCACGCTGGTATCTTCCGGTGCCGCCTCGGCCTCGTCCACGACGGCAAGGCAGGCGTCGAGGTTGGCCGGCTGCACCTGGCGCAACGCCTCGCGCATTCCCTCCAGCAGCGCCGCACGCTCCGGCGCGATACCGCCGACGCGCCGCAGCTCGCGGCGCATGGCCGAACGCTCGCGGTAGGTGAGTGGCTGGAGGAGGTAGGAGCGCGGCGATCTCGGTGGCGTGAACCACTCGGTTTCGCGCGCGCTGAACACGACAGGCGTTTCGTCGGCCATGAAGGCTCCGGGTTAGAAGTGGGAGATGTAGAAAGCCGCGTCGGCGCCGTCCGCCTGGAAGCTGATGCCGTGCTGGCCCAGGCCCTCGCGGTTGCCGGGGTCCATGCCGACCACCTTGGCCAGCGGCACGGTGAGCAACATGCGGTTGCCGGCCGTGCTGCCGATGATCGCCATGAGGCTCATCGCCGTTCCAGCGCGGAAGGCCGAGAACAGGGACACCGAGTTGCTGGTGTTCATGTAGGGATCAAGCGTGCCGGCGGTGTCGCGCTCCACCGGAAGCGCCGGGCCGTAGCCTTCCGCGCTCTCGGGATCGTCCGGCAGGATCACGTTGACGCCGGCGCCGATCGAGAGCGTCCGCACCTGCGCCAGCGCCTTGTTCAACTGGCACTTGCCAGCCACGAAGCGCGGCGGCACGACGGCTACGCGCGTGTTGGCGGCCGTTGCCGCGCCGGCCGGCAGAGCCGTGGCGGACTTGGTGGCGAACTGCGCGCGCAGCTCAAAGCTGATGAACCCAATGCCGCCGGTGGTGAGTTCGATCGAGGCCGTCCCCACCGCGCCGGTGAACGTCCACAGCAGGCCGTCCGCGTAGAAGTAGACGGTGGCCGTCTTGTAAACGCTCTCGTCCGAGGTCGGGCTGTAGAGCACGTTGATCGGCACCTGAAGCAGCGACGCCGTGGTGAAGGCCGTGCTGGCCGTCTCACCCACGGTAATCACGCGGCCGGCGGTGTAGTCGATGATGCCCGTGGTGGTGGCCGCCGTGCCAGTGACGATCAGCGGCATCCCACGATACTGCTGCGCCGTCGTGCCGAACGGCGTGGCGGCGGTGACGGTGGTGGTGGTGCCGGCGGTGGCGGCAGTCGGCGCACCCACGGCGGAACTCGTCACCGTCTCCGCGAACGTGCAGCAGCGCAGCAGCTTGCCCCACTCCGGCGCGGTGCCGGCAGTGCCGGAGCCACGCAGCGGCATCCGCAGGCGCAGGCGGGGCCGCAGGCCGCCGACGATCCCGGCGGAACGGTCCAACGAACCGTTGTATTCCGGGATGTCGATCACCTGCGGGTCAAACTGCACCTCACAGTCCGTCCCGATCCAGTCGGATGCCGCCGGAGTGCCGGCGATGGCGTCGGTGCCAACCGTCGTCTCGATCTTGGCGGCAACGGCCGCGAACTTCATCCGCACCAGGTTCGTGGACATGCGAGGCTCCATCGAAGGGAAAGCGGCGCCGTCACGGCGCTGCGGTCAGGCTTGCCCAAGGCCAGATGAGGCTACGCGGCGTAGGGAGTGCCCAGGCCGCCAATGCAGAGGACGCTGAACCGCGCCGCAAACTCGCCGGCCGGCTTGGCGCTTTCGTCGGCGTCGTAGAGCCGGATTTCCGCGCCGTCCTCGGCCACATCGCCCACGCCGGACACCGCAGGCGTCCAGCCAGCCAAAGCCGCCACGACACGCGCGTGGAGCGCGGAAAGTGCCTGCTCAATGGCCAGATCGCTGGAGCCGCGCACGTAGCCGGACACCACGAACGCCAGCGTGTAGTGGGTGGCCAGAGGCTCGGCCGTCTCGTCTGCCGTCCAGTCGGTTGCGGTAAGCACCACGCGCGGCAGGTGTTCGGCGTCGGTGTCCACCGGAGCGCGACGCGCGCGCTCGACGGTGACGCCGGAAAGCTGGGACGTGAGACGCGCGGCAATGGCCGCCAGCGCCGCCTCGCGGAGTGGCGTGCTCATGGCATCAGCGCCGACAAGGTGAGCCGCCAGGACAGGCCCAGCGTGTCGCGCTCGGCGTCCTCGACGGTGTAGACGGTGGCGCCCAGCTTCACCTCGTCGCCGCGCTGCGGCGTGTAGGCCAGCGCCGCGGTGAGCACGTCGGCGTAGAGGTAGCCGGCACGTGCGCCAGGGCCGCCGAGGCCGCCCATGATCTCGTTCGGCGCGGTGCGGATGATGCGGGCCGATGCCCATGGCCACGGCGGCCGGCGGTAGCTGGCGGGCTCGGCCATGTTGGGGTCGGCGTGGAGGGTGGCGCGCGCCACAGCGAAAGCTGTCATTTGCCGCGCGCCTTCGCCTTGGCCGGTTCCGGCGGGTTGACGAACACGGAGCGCGGATCGCCGTCAAACACCGTCGTGCCGTTGTGAGTGAGCAGGATGTTCGGATCGAGCCACACGTCGCCGCCGATGGCGCGCCACCGCTGGCAGAAAGCGTAATCCTCGCTCCAATACTGGCGCGTCTCGTCGTCGGTGTAGGTGCCGAACAGGTCCAGCACTCGCCGCTCTACCGTGTTGCCGTCGCGATACCAGAGTTCCCGATACGCGCCAGCCATGCGCTGCGCCATGTCGCGCGAGATGCACATGAAGCCGCCGGGGAGGCATTGCACCTCGACCAGCTCAGACTTTGTCACGGTGACGCCGTGCGGCATTGGCACGAAAGCGGGATCATAGCGTTCGCGGTTTTTCTTCGCGTAGGTGGCGCCGATCAGCGCCTTGTCGTGCGCCACCAGCCGCAGCACGTCGCGGCCGGTGAAGCCTATATCAGAGTCGATAAACACTAGGTGCGAACAGTGGCTCTCAAGGAAGTCCGCCAACACGCGGTTGCGTGCGCGCGGGATCAGGCTCTCGTTGCGGATGGTGTGCAGCGAAAGCGGGATCTTCCGGTCGTAGCATTCGCGCTGAAGATCAAAGACGCCCAGCAGAAAGTTGTCGTAGCAGACACCGCCATACATAGGCGCACCGATCATCAGCCCCGCCGGCTGGCGAAACAGATGAACGGCCGGTGCGGTGTCTGCTACTGCCACGGATCAGAGCGCGGCGTTGTTGAGGATGACGGTCGCGGTGGTGTCGGTGTTGGACACCGCCGCCGCAAACACGCCGATCTTGGTGTTGGACGTGGCCGACAGCGTGATCTGGCTGTTGGTGTTGTCCCAGTAGGCCGAGGCGCCAGCGGCGGCGCTGGTGCTGACGGCGTTCGGCTTGGCGAAGGACCACACGCCACCGCGAGACAGCGCCACCGCGGCGGCGCTGTCGGCGTTGGAGAGGGCCACGCCAAACAGGTTGGTGCCGACCACGACGACGCGACCGGACACGACGGCGTGAGGCGCGGCCACCTGGAAGGTGTCCACCGCGCCCTGCACGAAGTTAGTAGCCATGTTACTGCCTCCTGTTCGCGCTATCAGGCGCCGGCGTTGAAATAGCCGCCCTGGTGCCCGATCGCACCCACGGCGAAGTCATGCACCACCTCGACGGCCACGCCATCGGTGCCCGGCACATACTGATGCACTCGCACCTGCGGCGCCGTCTGGCCGTTCACGTAGCCGTAGACGTAGACGGGCGCGGCAGAGGGCGAGGCGAACAGATACCAGCGGTTGCCGACGATGTTCGCGTCCGACACCGGCGACAGGCCGGCATACAGGCCCACGTTGGCGCCCTGATCCGCGGTGATGCGGGTCGTGTAGCGGATGGCCGCGCCACGGTAGGCCGCGCCGGTGAGCAGGATGGCAGGCGTGAGGTTCAGCTTGATCCCGTCCAGGCTCGTCTGCGCCATCATCGAGGCGTAGCCGGCATCCAGAGTGGCCTCGCTGATCGCGCCGCCGCTGCTGGCCTTGTTGGCGCGGCTGGCGCCGGTGCCGAACACGGCCGCGTTGCCAGTGGCCAGCGTGGGGCCGTCACCGTTGGCGGTGTTCACCAGCGCATAGGCCAGCGCGTTCTCAAGATCCGCCACGCGGCGGCCGATCATCGCGCCGAAATCGGTGAAGGCACCGAGATCGTCGTTGATCAGCGCCTGACGGGTGATCCGCACCTGGCGCGCGTAGGTGTCAGGTGTGATGGTTTCACGCTTCTCCGAGATGGTGCCGGCCTTGATGGAGCCGCCTTCTTCCAGCTTCACCAGCGCCGGCATGTCCCCCGCAGTCAAGAACTTGTGCGCCTTGAAGTCATTGAAAGCGCGCTGGGCGAAAAACTGGCGATAGCTCGGCGCCGCCGCGGTGAAACCGGCCTCCAGCATCTTGTTGCCGGCGGCTTCCAGCAGCAGCGGGAAGTCGCTCGACGTGTGGAAGCTGCGCTCAATGAGGCGCAGGCGATCGCGCGGGCTGACACGCTCGCCACGGGCCGCCGCCAGCTCCATCAGCATGTCGGACGGACGCAGCGAGGCGAACTCGCGGAACCGCGGGTCGATCGCAGCGTCGGTGGCGAGCGACGGCATGGCGCGCACGGCGAGCGCGTGGCCCATGGCGCGGGCCATGACGGTCGGATCGTCGTTGGATTCGCCGCGCTGCGCGGCCGGCGCAGCCGGCACGCTGGCGGGCTGCGCGCTGGCGACGGCGGCGTCCCACAGGGCCGCGCGCAGGGCCTCGGCCGTCCAGCCTTCGGACTGCGCGCGGACATGCAGGTCATCCAGCGCCTGCTGCGGCACGCGGCCACGCGCGGCAGTCACGACAGGCGTCAGGGACGCCATGCGGGACCGTTCGGCAGTGACGGCATCCTGGGTGGCGCGGGTAGCATCGGCGGCGGGCACAGAGTCCGCCGCGTGGTTCTCGGTGGTCATGACAGACTCCGTGATTTCAGGGACGGGAAGCGCCTCGGCCAGAATGTCCGGCTCCAGCGCAGTCGCGCGGATGGCCGAAGCCTCACCGCGCACACCGGCCGCGGCGTCCACAGGGACCGCGACCAGAGAAATTTCGTAGGGTTCCCAATCCACGGCGCGGTGGATTGTCTGGCCGTCCGCCTGGATCGGCTCGTAGCGGAACACGCGGTAGCCCACGCTCACGTTGCGGAGCGTGCCTTCCTCCAACCGGCGCCAGATCGGTTCGACGTCCGGCGCGCGGGAAATCTGGATCTTTGCCACGCCGCGCCCGCCGGACACGCTGGCAGACAGCACGCGGCCGATCACCGACGACGCCGAGTAGTGGCTGTGGCTGTCCAGCAGCGGCGCCTGGCCGGAGGCGAGACGCGCCATCCGCACGGCGTTGCCGCTCATGTCCAGTTCTTCCATGATCTGGCCCAGCGGCGGCACGTAGTTCGGAGCGCGCGCGCCAGTGCTCCACACCACGTCAACGGTGCGGGCCTCGGCGTCGATCGTCATGGGCGCGGCCAGGGCGCGCGCCGCCGTCACGACAGCCGGAGCGGCGTCGCTGGTTTCGTCGGTCATGTTCGGAAACTCCGTTAGGCCGGCGTCTGCGGCAGCGCCGCACCCGTCGCCGCGATCTCGATCGCGGCGAGCTGCGCCGCGTCCTGCGCCGTGCCGGACTTGGCGACACGGCGCGGATCGGTGTCGAGCGCAATCCCGGCGTCATCCAGCATCGCGTTGTCGGTGCGGTAGCGTTCGACCATCTCGGCCATGGTGTTGCCGAAGCTCGCCACCGCCTCGGACTGCGGCACGAAGCCGGCGCGCACCTGGGCGATGAGCGCGTTCGTGTCCTTCAGCGGATCAATCATCTCATGCGGCGGCGGGACGTGCTCGACGCCCTCCGGCATGTCGGCAGGCCACAGGCCCAACATGGCGCCTTGCTGGTGGAACCGTGCGGCGGTGCGCGCCACCAACATCGGGATCATCATCCCGTATTGGATCTGCTCGCACAGCCGGCGGAACTCAATCTTGCCCGCGCGCAGGCTGGAGTAGTTGGCCTGCGTCAGATCGCCGGACACCTGATCGTAGGTGAGGCCGGTGCCGACAGCCGCGGCTTCCAGCGCACGCTTGGCGAGGCTCACATGCGCGCCGCTGGAGGACGGGTTGATCGCCTCGAAAGACGAGCCGGCGCCGTTCGTGCGGCGGTAGAGCAACAGGCCCGGCTCCAGCGTCTCCACCACGTTGCCGCGCGCATCGCGGAACAGTCCATCCGCGCCGGCACCTTCACCGCCAGCCGAGCCGATCACGCCCTCAGTGTCGTCAGTGACCGCGCCGGCAAGGCACGCCTCGATCTTGGCTTTCTGCAGCAGCGCGCTTTCGTATTCCGCCAGATCGCGCAAGTGCATCAGCACCGGCGCCAGCCACGACACGTCGCGCAACTGGCCCGGCCGGCGCTTTCGGTAGACGTGCATGACGTCCGTCGCCGGCACGCGCACGCTCTCCAGCGATCGAGCGCCCAGGAGGTAGGCGTTGCCAGGGTGCTCGCGATACAGCCAGTAGGCCACCGGCCGGCCGTCCGCGTCCAGGCCAATGCCCTGCACCGTCCGCTCGCCGGCCAGGATGCCGTTCTTCGTGGTGTCCAGGAAATCGCTTTCCAGCACCGCCAGTCGCAGCCCCACCGGGTTGGCCGGAGACACCGGGCCATACAGGAAGCGAATGAACACCTCGCCGCTTTCGACCACGCCGCGCATGATCAGCGCCTGCATGGCCGCGTAGTTCAGGTGGCCTTCCGCGTCGCAGTCCAGGCCCGTCGCCCACTTGCGCCAGGCGTCGGCGTGCGGCGCGTCGCGCCACGTCGTCGTGATCCCAGGCCCGACGACGTTGCCGGCCCACAAGTCCACGATGCGCGCGCCGTATGGGTTGTTGCGCACCGCCTCGCGCGCCCGCCGCGCCACAGTGAGCGCAGCCGCGCCTACCTCGGACGTGGCAGACAGGCCGCTGTCACGCCACGTCGTGTTGCGCGTGTTCACCGCCGCCGCGTAGCTGCGCTTGGCGCCGAAGCCGAGCCAGGAGAACAGGCCCATCACCAGCCCCGATTAAAGCGCACAAGCGTGGAGCGCGGGCCGGCAGCAGACGATGCCATCTCGGCGCGCATCAGGTTCCGCACCTGGATCATCTCAGCCAGCGAGCGATACTCTACCGTCTTGCCGTCGTGTGTGACGCGGGTGGTGCCGGTGGCGATCGAATCCTCCAGCGCCGCGAGCTGCGAAGCAGTCCACGCCATGCAGCCCTCCCTATCGTCTGATCCAGTTGCTATCGCGGAACCGCACCGCAGGCGGCGCCGTCACGGCCGGCGCCGTTGGCGGCACCGTCACGGCCACCGGCACATGCTCCGGCTCGATCGCGTCCGCCGCCTGGCGCCAGAAGCGATCGCCGTAGCGATCCGCACCCATCAGCCACAGCGCCGCGCGCGCGTAGACAGCGCAGTCCAGCGCCTCGTTCCTGTCGCGCAGCTTCGCCCATTCCTGGCGCTGGAAGCCGCGGCGATCCGTCACGGTGCGAAGCTGCTCGGCGACGAGCTGCTTGACCCACTCAATCTCAACACCCTGCGGCAGATGCACCCAGCCGCGCGGGTATTCCTCGCTCTCGGTGCGCTTGAGCCAGAGGCGCCGGTAGAGATCGGCCTTCCACGTCGATACGCTCACCGTCCACAGCTTGAGGCCGCGGCGCAGCTTCCTGCCGTTCACCTGCGCGTCCACCGGCGTCGGGCCTTGCACCGGCGCCGCCTTGTTCCAGCCTTCCACACCCTTGACCGGCGCGATCCGGCTGTCAGCCAAGCCGCGCAGGTGGCCATAGACGGCCGCCGTGTCCCGGCCGCCGGTGTCGACGCAGGCCCGGCCGATCCGCACCAGTCCGCCGCCCTGGCGCGGCCATGCGCGGTTCAGGATTTCGGACAGGCGCGTCCATGTCTCGGCCTCACGCGGACTGCCAGCGATGCTGACGTGATCCACAAGCCAGGACGAAAAGCCCTCGCCCCACGCCCACACGTCGCACTCCAGCCGATCGTCCTGCACGTCCACGCCGGCGGTGAGCACCGCCGCAGCTTCCGGCACCGTGCCGAGGCGGTAATCTTCGCGGCGCTCGGCGAGGCGTTCCCACTCCGGCGCGTCGCCTTGCTCCTGCCAAGTGAGCCCAAGAACGGTGTTCTTGAACGTCTTGAGCGCCTGATCCTTACCCTGCGCCGCTTCCCAATCCCGCGCGATCTGCTCCCAGGACAGCCAGCCTACCGGCGAGTAGAGCGACGAAATATGAAACCCGACGACGTGCGCCGCCTCTGCTTCCGCAGTTGGCCGCCACTCTCCCGCGCCCAGCATCCACGTCTTGTGCCGCTCCTCGATCGGCACCTCGCACTCGGCACAGACATAAGCCGCCGTCTCCGGCCGGCCCTTGTCCCAGCGCAGCCGCTCAAACTGGAGCCACTGCATCGCGCCGCAGTGCGGACACGGCAGGAAGAACCGCCGCTGATCCGACGCCAGATATTCGCGCTCGATCCGCGAGGCGCCTTCGATCGTGGGCGTTGAGACGAGGTATTCCTTCTTCCGCCGGCCAAAGGTGCGCGCACGCGCCGACGCCAGCGCGATCGGATCGCCTTCGCCTTCCACGTCGCCGGGATAGGCGTCCACCTCATCCATGAACAAATACCGCGCCGACATGGAACGCAGGCCCACGGCACTGTTCGCGCCGGTGAGCACAAGCTGGCCGCCGGCAAAATCCTTGGACAACATGGTGTTGCCGCTGTCCCGCTCGCGCGCCGCCGCGACGAGGTTGCGCAGGGATGGCGTCTCCTCCAGCAACGGCTCGATGCGCTGGCGGCTGAACCGCTTGGCCAGCTCCACCGTAGGCTGAACCGTCAGCATCGGTCCCGGCGCGTGCTGGATCACGTAGCCGATCCAGTTGTTGCCGCTCTCCGTGGCGCCCACCTGTGCGCCCTTCATGAACACCACGCGCTGGGCGGGGTGGGACGGCGAGAGGCAGTCCATGATCTCGGCCAGGTATGGCGTGCGGCTGTTGCGCCATGGGCCGGGTTCGGCGCTGCCCTTGCTCGACAGCATGCGGTTGCGCTCGGCCCATTCCGAGACGGTGAGCAACGGCTCCGGCTTGATCCCAGCGCGCCAGGCCGCGTCAATATCCGCGGCACCGTCGAACATTAAGCCTCCAGAACCGGCTCCGCGCGATCGGCTAGGTGGGCGCGGAGGCTGGCGTCAATGGCCGCCTGCAAGTTGTGTTGATCGACACCAAGATCCGCCGCGAGAAGCGGTGCGGCGCGAGCCGGCCAGGCCAGGATCGCGTCGCGTTCGCCTTGCGCCAATTCGCGAATGCGTTGCAGCGTCGGCTCTTTGGCGATCACGCTTTCTTCCAGGCGGGCCGCAACCACCTCGGCGGCGCGTCGCTTTGCCCGCTTTAGCTTCACGTTCTCGCCTTCGTCTGCCTCTTCGGCGTCGCCTTTCAGCGCGCGGTCGCGGAGAAAGCGAATGTAGCCTTGCACCGCCGGCGCCAGCTCATAGCGGCCACGCTCGGCCTTCGGGATCACGTCTTTCTCGGTCAGCTGCTGGACGCGCCGCTCGGTGAGCAGCAGCAGCTTGGCAATGGTGCCGATCGGATAGGTGGTGGTGGCGCTCACGCGGCCTCTTGCGTCTTGGTGCGAGCTTCGACTTCGGCAAACGTCTCGCCGGTGCGTTCCAGCTTGGCATGCTGGCCGGTGAACTCCTGCCAGCGGCGGACAGCTACGTCGACATAGACCGGGTTAAGCTCGATGGCGTGGCAGGCGCGGCCGGTAGTTTCTGCGGCAATTATCGTGGTGCCAGAGCCAGAGAAAGGCTCATAGACGGCTTGGCCTGGGCTGCTGTTGTTCTCGATCGGGCGCTTCATGCACTCGACGGGCTTTTGAGTGCTGTGGCCGGTTTCGGATTTGCGAGGCTTCTCGATCTGCCAGAGAGTGGACTGCTTGCGTCCGCCCTCGTAGTGGCCCGTCTTGCCTTTGCGAACGGCATACCAACAAGGCTCATGCTGCGGGTGGTAGTCGCCGCGGCTAATCACGAATTGGCTTTTGCCCCAAATGATCTGCGCACGAATTCCAAAGTCACACGCCATCAGGCTCTCAGCTACGACGTGCGCTTTGTTGCCGGCGTGCCAAACGTAAACCACGTCGCCGGGGAACAGCGCCCAGGCTTCGCGCCAGTCCGCCGTGTCGTCATTCAGGACTTTGCCAACCGCGCGACCAGCGCTAGGCGAGCCGTCGCTTCGCATGGCCTTGTTCCGCCAGTCAGCGTCGTATTCCACCCCATACGGCGGGTCCGTCACCATGAGGTGCGGCTTCACGCCGTTGAGCGCCTTCTCCACCACCAGCGCGTCGGTGCAATCGCCGCAGACGATCCGGTGCCGGCCAAGCAGCCAAACGTCGCCCAGCACCGACACCGCTTCGTCTTGCGGTTCCGGCACGTCGTCGGCGTCAGTCAGGCCCTCAGTTTGCTCAATCGTCAGCCGCGCCAGCTCGTCGTCGTCAAAGCCAGTCAGCGCCAGATCCAGCCCGGCGTCGCGCAAGTCGCCCAGCTCCAGCGCCAGGAGCTCGTCGTCCCACTCGGCTTCTTCATGCACCCGGTTGTCGGCCAGGCGATACGCCTTGATCTGGTTCGGCGTCAGCCCTTCCGCGACGTGGATAGGCACCTCGGCCATACCAAGCTGCTGCGCGGCCAGCAGGCGCGTGTGGCCAACGACGACAACCATGTCGGCGTCCACGACGATCGGCTGGCGCCAGCCAAATTCGCGCAGGCTGGCGGCTACCTTGGCCACTGCGCCGGTGTTTCTGCGCGGGTTACGCGCATAAGGCACGACGCTGCCAATCGGGACCGTCTGAACCTTCAAGCGGGCACCTCGGTGGAAGCGAAGCCGGGGAAAAACTCTGCCACTAGCGAACCAACGCGCTTTCGCCACC